CTAGAGCCATTCAATAGTAACTTGTTCATCGTCGATATAAATCTTATTAATTAGTGATTTTAAATAAAGTTGCTTTTCTCTGAACTCTAAAGAGTTAAAATCAACTGTTGCTAAATCAGCTAAATTTTCTTGTATCTTTTTATTTTTCTTCAATTCTTCGTTAGCTTCTATTTGTGCTTCATAATAATTAATTTGAGCATCTATATCAGACATCATAGCATCAAGTTCTGAAACTTCGTAAGAACCGCTGATATATAAATCAAAAAGCCGCTTCTTTTTTGTGTGTTCTATTTTAAGTTTTTCATTTAAGCTATCTAATTCATCTTCTTTATCTACATTCCTAGAAGCGAAACTATAGTTATTCACGCGATCAATAATTAATTCCTCGAGTTTGTCAGCTCTCCAAATTTTATTTCCGCATTTTTCTAGTTCATGAGTATGTTTGTAAGTCTTGCAACTATAATATCTATAATGATATTTTTTTCCGCGGGATACAGTATCTTTTCTCCTATGAACAAACCCTAGTCCACATTTTCCGCACACTACCAAATTATTTAGCAACGATGCTGAATCTCTATTCATATTCGGATTCTTACCCATGCGAGAAAATATTTCTTGAACTCGATAAAATTGTTCCTCTGAAATAATAGGCTCATGAACACCTTTTGTATGCACTTTATCCGCATAAGATACATAGCCACAGTATAAATCATTAGTCAGCCAATTGTTGTAACTGCTATATGATTTCACTTTGAATCCTATTTTTTTTAGTCTCTTCTGTAAAGTTGTAATGCTTTTTTCTTCCTCAAAAATATCATAAATCATTTGTAATTGTTTTGCTTCTTCTTCATTAATATATAATTTAGTGTCTATAACGTCATAGCCAAATGTTCGTCCTTTGGCTGTTGTAAGAGGAAGCCCTGCTTCAATACGCTTAATTTTCCCCATAACCATGCGATCTCGTATTGTTTCGCGTTCTAATTGTGCGAACACGGACAATATACCAATCATTGCACGACCGAAAGGAGAACTTGTATCAAGCGTTTCAGATAAACTAACAAACTCTACATTGTTTTTTAAGAAGTATTCTTCAATAAGCGTTATCGTATCTCTTTGCGAGCGGGATAGTCTGTCTAATCGATATACGACTACAGCATCAATTTCATGTAATTTACTTAGCATTTCATTTAGTGCGGGACGATTCATATTTGAGCCGGAGTATCCGCCGTCAATGAAAATATCGTATACGTCCCAGTCCTTCGAGCGGCACAAGGCTGTTAGCTTTTCAGTTTGAGCTTGTATAGAGTAATTCTCTATTTGTTCTTGAGTAGATACGCGTATATAAATAGCTGCCTTCATTTCCGTTCTCCTTTCGCACATACGTTCTTTTTTTGGCGAAAAAAGGAGCAACCCTTTAAAGAGTTACTCCTTTTGTTGGACGTTAAGTCCTCCAGTTTTAAAAAATAAGTGGGCACCTGCGCCCCTCAGTAACTACATATTATCAAAGTCATATATAATTGTCAAAACTATCTATTTCATTGAGCTAATTCAGCAATTATTTCTTTTTTCTTAGAGAAGGGAATGACTTTAATATTATCATATTCAAGAAGATGAAGAATATCTGGTGTTATTTCTTTTTCTTGATCATTTATAAAGGCATAAAATTTAGATGGTCTATTCAAAACCTCAGCAGTGTTTTTAACATCAGCTGTTAAAGCCTTTGCGTACATTTCGTTATTGGGAACATTCAAAGTTTTAATTAACTTATCTGGAATATTTTTAATACCGGGTATTGAAAATTCAAACTTATGGGTCATTCCAGAGTTTCCAACAAAATTAGCATTTTGAAAAGCTCTTATATTATTTTTTTCCAAGAACTTGGCAACATCTTCAAAAAAGATACCTTTCACTGTCTTTTTCCCTAGCATAAACATGTCATTTGTAAAAAGCATTGCCTGTAATAACCTATGTTTATGATGAGGAAAATCTTTGACATTTGTTTTGATGGAGAGATCTGAATCTTTTAAATTAACGCCATAAGAGTTTAAATGTTTTTTCAATAACTCTGTCTTTTTAGGTGAAGCAATAATATCTACCCCTGACGATTCTAAGTCGTCTAAAACATAACCGCCATCTGTTAAGACGATATTATTATTACTGTCAATAAGAGCATATAAAATAAGGCTATCATTATGCCTATCAAAAAATGGTGTATCAATTCTTATTACGCCAGAGTTAATATCCTTATAAGCGAATTTTTTAACTATCCAATTATTATATATAGTTTTTAAGTCTTCGCTCCCTAGCATAATACCACCTCAATTCAATTTACTTAATATTATTATACACTAAAAACTGCTCTAATGCTGTGAAAATAGAGTACAAATCATTAATTTCAGGCATTTCTACTGGTATTTCTTGCTTGAGTATTTTTATAGACTTTATTAACTGTTGAACTTCATTGTCATCTAAATAGTTTAAATCATATTGCAATTCCTTCAATCCCTCTTTTTCCATAGCGCTCACTCCAATATTTTCCGGTAAAAAGAAAAGCCCGGAGGCTTTAATTAGTTTGGGAAAATCTCTAAAGTTGTTATATTTGTTGTTCCAGCGTTAATTGTAGAAAATTGATAAGTAATATCATTAACTGTGACTTTATTTTCCTTTTGATTATCCATACTGTTATTTAAAGCATCAAGAACTTTATCTAAACTATTTTCCGAATCTAACGACATCATAATAGCAGCAATTGAATAGGTAAAATCGTTATAATCAGTGATACCAATATTATCCTCAGAACTGTATGTTAATAAAATTGACATTACGTTATTACCATCAGACATAATTTTAAATCCCGGTGTTATTTCTTCATTACTGTTTATAGAATCAGGAAGAGAAATAGATAACTTGTCTTCAGTTTCATAAATATAATTAAACTGTCCTTTTAAATCTTCATAAGAAACAAGTTTTTTTTGTTTAGGAACTACTAACTTAGTTTCTGTCTCTTTATCTTTATCTTTAGCTATTACAGTGTAGATTGCCTTAGAAGTTAGTCTAGGCACTAGAGCAGTAAAACTATTTTTCTCTACATCAAGTTTTTTTGTTTCTCCGCTTTCATCTTTTAAAGTTATCTTTGCCTCATCAGAAGTGGTTCCTTTGTATTGTAGATAATATCCTTTTCCGGGATCCTTGCTAATATCTAGTTCAGGTTCTCCGCATCCATACAAAACAAAACTAAGTAATAAAATTAATCCTAAAACAATCCCTTTTTTCATTTTCATTCTCCCTTTATATTTTATTTTCCTTTGAGCTTCATATTAGTTTTATCAAAAGCACTACTTCCAGCCATCTTTGTCTCATCTTTATATCTGAACTCAACCATTGGTCTTAGATTGTTATCTCCACCAAAGAGCGTACCTAGAGCACGTTGCTGTATTTCGCTTCCTAAATAATCAACATTTTTTTGTTTAGTTGCTTCATCTTGATATTTTAAATCTTGAGATACGTACGCAATTAACATATCATATTCATTTTCAAATGGAACCACTTTTATTAGTACCCCGCTCGAATCAGAAATCAAGCGATCAATTGACTCATTAAATAACTCTATACTATCTGATGTAATTTTAGAGGGTGTAGATACATCATCTTGAGCAGGTTCTTCTGCTTGCTCGTCCTCGGCAGCGTCTTCTTGAGCGGGTTTTTCCGTTTGCTCATCTTGGACAGTATTCTTTTTTTGCTCATTTGCTGTAGTTTCTTCTGGATTATTAATAACATAGTTATACATCTGTACAACTCTTATTAGTGAAAAGGTGATTAGAAATATAGCGGATATAGTCAATATTATTGTGTATTTTCGTCTGTTTTCATTTTTAACAACTTTTACTATCCCGAATATTAAGGAAGCTAGTGCCACCAAGTATATTATTACCCAAAAGCTGTAAAATAAAATAACTAAAAATAATATAGCAAGAGCCCAAAACCACCATTTTTTTAACAAGTAACTATACTTACTCATCCCGTTATCTCCTTTTTATAAAAACATAATTATTAAAATTACTATGACAGGAATAGTTATCAACAATGTCATTAAACAACCACATCCTGACATTAATTTACCAGATTCTTCCATAATTTCGCCGGCTTTTTGTGCTTTTCCGTTGTTGTTGCTTTGATAAATGATTGGTGTTAGACAGTTAGGACATTGATTTTCGTGATTGTCTAGTGCATGTCCGCATTTAGGGCAATACATATGTTCACCTCGTCAAAATTTATTAGCACCCATAATCATAAGGATAAAAAGAGTTATCCTCCTGGAAAACTTGAATGGTAGAGCCAAAATGTATAATATAATTACCATTATTATACATTAGTCCATATTTTTCTCTATAATTCTCTACTACTTCAATCAAAAATTTTTCAGTAACATTTAAAAAAGTAGCAGCTTCATAATATGTTCTGTAGCCAAGATCGTAGCATAATGCAAGTGTTTGTAAATTTACTAAGTATTCATGAGATTTACGACGAGCGAATTTTTCTTGTTTAATATTATCGATGTTATTAAAATTTGTTATATCCCCAACGGTGTATTTCCAATGCATTGCCTCTTCTATAATAGTACATCTAAGCTCACTTTCTGTTAACGATGGATGCAAATGTACTACTTTATTCTGTATAAGTCCGAAAAGTTTTGTTGGTAAGTTGTTATTAATAACGAAATTCAATTCTGGAAACTCTTTCTTTAATTCATAACTTGTTTTATTCATCAATTAGCCTCCTAATGTTAATTTTTAGGCAACTACTCTTTTTGTGATCTGATAAATTTTAAATATTTTTCTATCTCTATTCGTTCTTCTTTTGTTAAGTTATCGTCAATATGTGCAGCTAATAAGTCGCTGTTGTCGAATTCTCCACGATCATGTAAGAAATCTAATGATACATCGAAATAATCAGCAATTTTAATTTGTATTTCAGCGTCAGGCATTCTTCTGTTTTGTTCATATGAAGAATAGGTAGTTCTAGCAACACCAAGTATCTCAGCTATTTCGCTTTGAGTAAGTTTCTTTTGTTTTCTTAATTTCAACAAATTATCTCCGAACATTGTCTCACCTCGTTTTATAATTATACTACACATTTAGCGTAGTTTAAGCTATTATCAAAAAAATGTGTCAAAAAGAGTATTTATATATTGACATGTGTCAAAAAGCGTAGTATAGTAAAAATACGCAATATGACACATTGAAGAGAGGTGATACTTTTGAGAACATGGCTTAAAAATTTAAGGGAAGAAAAAGGACTTACTCAACTAGAATTAGCAGAGTTGTCAAATGTCGAACGTACAACATACGCTTCTATAGAACAAGGCAGAAGAAATCCATCTGTTGCAAACGCTATGCGTATTGCAGAAGTGTTAAATGTTGAGTGGACAATTTTTTTTGACCCAAAAGTACGCGATTCGACACAAAAACTAACCGAAATAGGAGGCTAGAAAATGAAAAATCGTTTAGAAGATATTGTAAATAAAGAGCAATTCATTACATCCCAAATCGGAAAAAAGAAACTTGATGATGTAATGAATGCGCTTGAGGAATTGGAGAATGAGTATGAGCTAGTACCCTGTCAAATTGAGGATATAGCTAAACATTATCGATTGGTAAAACTACTTCCATTTCCTTAACTGACAATTCAAAAATAGGTTTTTGATATTCAACTGCATATTTTCTGAAATTATAGTTGACTTCCCCAACAGTGTTGGCGGCAACATATATTTGCTCAATCAGATCGTTTGCTACTTCCGTTTGACAGAACGGACAAGTAATATGAGATGACTTTACATTCAGGTTTAACGGAAAATTATTTTCACATTGTATGCATTTTAAACTAGCAATTGTTGTTTTCATATTATCACCTCCAATCAAACTAATTATAGCAGATTGGAGAGTAACCAAAAACAGGAGGCTAGAAAATGAAAGTAGGAGACATTTTAGAAATTGCGGGACGAGTAGTTGGAAGAATTGAGGAAACAACTGAAGGCACACTGCTTGTTAGGAAGGGTTATGTAACTTATCAAGGTGGACAAAAAGTTATTGTGCTTACCAAACAAGCAGTGTACTTAGATAGCGAAACAATTAAAAATGCATATTGGATTAAAACAATAGATTCATCGATTATTTCGGAAACCGTTAATCTCATTGCCTGCGACAACTTGATTCGCGAATTCCTGGACATGTAAATTTACCAGTTCGTGACCATCTACATGTTCTACTACATTAACTAGGTAATGCGGTGCTTTTATATTGGTACTTGAAATGACGTCACCTTTTCTAGGTAAATAATAGAGTTCCATATTTTGAAGAACTTTCCCTTCTTCAATTAGCGAAACTTTAATCATAATATCACCTCCAATCAAACTAATTATAGCAGATTGGAGAGTAACCAAAAACAGGAGGCTAAACCATGTTAAGCGAAAAAGCAAAGGAAGCACGGAGAGTATACCAACAACAGTGGAGAGATAAGAACAGAGAACATGTAAGAGAATATAGCAGGAAATGGCGTGAGGAAAACCAGGAAAAACAAGAAGCTGCTATTAATAGATACTGGGAGCGCAAAGCGAATGAGTTAATCGCAAACTAATAAAGGAGGCTAGAAAATGACTGTTGATGAAAAAAATGAAGCTTTAAAAGTTGAAAAAGAAATCAGAGAATTAAAGAAAAGGGCTATAGACATTGGCGTAAGTAATCTGGAAAAACATATTAAAATTGGAGATTCTGCCATGGTTGCAGCCATAGCAGAAATCCTAAAATAAATCATTTTGGTAGAGCTTCGTACAAATGTAAAAAGTCTTTGGCAACTTTTTCAGCAGAAACTTCTGTGCTCCCGATAGAAGTTTGACCGATTGTGTTATTAATTCGAGCATTATGTTCTAACATTGCTTTAATTAATTCCAAAGAAAGATTTGCTTTTTCGTAATCCAAAATAATCACCTCCAATCAAACTAATTATAGCAGATTGGAGAGTAACCAAAAATAGGAGGCTAGAAAATGAAAAAAATTGCATTTACAAACTCTTTCCTAACTAAGAGAAATAGAAAAGAGTCAGTACTCACCATTGAATTAAGTATAACTGGCGAAGATTTTAGCGATTTAAGTATTTTGCCGGAACTTTATTCAGAAATTAATTCATTAGCTAGTAGATTATCGGAAAAAACTAACGGCGATTTGGGCAAAAGAAAATAGGAGGGTAGAACATGAGTAACGAAGAGTTAACTTTGTCAATCAAAACTAGTCAAAGAGAAGATGGGTCTGCATATAATGCCATTCAACTTGGTGACTGGAAAGTAGGACGATTTGTAACAGGTGTTCATTTAGAAATACTAGGCGGTAAACGACCAAAGTTAATTATTGAATGCTATCCAGAAAGAATAGATGTAGATGGTTTAGAAGTAGAGGCTCTTTTAAAACGATTAAAGGAGGAAGAAAAATGAATGACAACATTAAAAAAGCCGGAAACGAAATAATCAAGGAGTTAGAAATATCATTTAATCCATACACAAGAGTAGTAATTACTGTAGATGGAGTGAGAATTGTTGAGGATTTAGCGTTTGAACCACTCCGTGTCAGTTCTGATACAACCGACACGAAGCAATGATTAATTAACTCTGTTATAACTATGAACTTTATCCAATTGAGACAAAGCAGTTCCTAGTGAACCAGAATGAATAAAACTTAAATACTCTGATTGAGAAACATTGTGATAGTGATAGATAGAGCCGTCATTAAATTCGATTTCTAAAATATCATTTTCCCAGCCAACGCTTCTGATTCTACTAGAGGAAACATGATTTCTTTGCATAAATATCACCTCCTTTCACAAAAACTATAGCATTGTGAAGGGGTGAACAGAAAGGAGAACAAAATGTCAAATTTACAAATCTTCAACTTTGAAGGAAATGAAGTAAGAACAGTATTTATTGAAAACGAGCCTCATTTTATCGGCAAAGACGTGGCAAAAGTATTGGGATATTCAAATAGCCGCGATGCATTAAAACGCCATGTTTTCCTTAAAAACAAGGGGGTCGTGAAACACGACTCCCTTGGAGGAAGCCAGAATTTAACCGCTATAAATGAAGCGGGTCTATATCAGTTGATTTTTAAATCAAAACTAGAATCTGCTGAAAGATTTCAAGACTGGGTTACTTCGGAAGTATTGCCATCTGTTCGTAAGCATGGAGCTTACATGACAAATGACACAATCGAAAAAGCAATCACTGACCCTGATTTTCTAATCAAACTAGCGACAAATTTAAAAGAAGAAAAAACGAAGCGGATAGAAGCGGAACAAAGGTTAGAAATACAAAAGCCGAAAGTGATGTTTGCGGAAGCTGTAAGCGATGCAAGAGGAACCATTTTAATAAGAGATTTAGCTAAGCTAATCCAACAAAACGGCATCGATATTGGGGAGAAAAGACTATTTGAATGGATGCGCCAAAGAGGATATCTCATTTCGAGAAAAGGCACGGATTACAATCGGCCTACGCAAAAAAGTATGGAACTGGGACTGTTTAAGATTAAAGAAACAGCGATTATAAGGTCAAGCGGAGCGCAAACAGCAATTACAGCAAAAGTTACAGGCAAAGGACAACTTTACTTTGTAAATAAGTTCTTAGAACAATCATTAAAAACAATTTAAGCGCCGCTACCACACGACGCTTACAGACAACTTAGTCACTGGGGAGCGACTAACAATAGTATATAACGATAAGTTGTTAATTAGTCGCAAAAAAATAAACAAAAGAGGGATTGAGATATTGTGTTTCAAAAATCAGTAACAGCAAGTCATGCGATGCAAGTTTTAGCAGAAACTCGCACACAAAAAGAGCTAGCAATAGACAGTTATGTAACGCCAGCACTGATAAGCAATCAAACGAAAGGGAAACGAACGGTTTCGCTTGAACAAGCGGAACAGTTAATTGATAGCTACAACGAACCAGAAAGCACTTTTATGTTTGCGCATGAATTTAGTAATGGAATGATACCACCGCTTTTCGACGGCTTAGACAGCCACCACGCTTCTTTAACTAACCGCTTTGAATTAGAAGTGGCGGAAGCGATAAACACGCTAAAAAACGGCTTAGAGACGATGACATTCAATTTAAGAAAAGGTGACATGCTACAACGAGAAGCCGCGAAACAAGCTATTTCAGAAATAACGGATGTTATTGCATCTGCTCTAACACTGAACGCAAGTATTGCAAGAACTTTCAACATAGACTTACAACAAGTTTTGAACAAACGTGATCAATATTATCAAAAATCTGGATTAGTAAGGAGTTGTGAAAAATGAACAAAGTACTTGTATCAGCTAACTACGAGGGTTATGAATCAAAAAATATTAATTTCGCGGAATTAAATAATATCGTTAAAGGCCGATTTGAAAATATGGACCAAAAAGAACGAAAAAAAAGAGCAGATAAATTTAATCAAAAATTTGAAGTCACTAAAGAGCTTGTAAATGGACATTTACGCGAAATTATTATACCGAGGCGCACACTATGAAAGGTCAAATGTTATTCAGCATCTTAGTCATAATAGCGGCGGCATTAGCGTTAATAAACTTATGTAATTTGATTTTAATTCTAATTTTAATTTAGGAGGCTACAACAATGGCAGAAAGAGTTTTCAGAAAGACAACAAACTTCGGAGATAGCGAAATTCATACAAATAGTAAAACAAAAATGATTGCTAATCCGGCATTTCAGCAGAAAATCCCGTTAAACGAAACAGGTTGCGAAAAAATGACAGACTATATCGAAGAGCTGAAGCTTAAAGGCTATGAGGAGGTCACGCGCTGATGGATTTATTTATTATATTGTTTTTCGTGTCGCTAATGTCAATGATAACAGGCTACTGGCTGAGAGGAAGTGATAAACGTGGTTGAAAATCCGATGGTTGTTGATGCTTGTTGGTCCAGTTTTGAAAGGATAAGCCAAATTTGGCATAACGAATATTTAGAGGAATTAGAGCGTACTAATGAAGAAGAGGCGGAAAACGAAGAATAAAAAAGACCCACATAGCAGTGTGGGTCGAGGATTTGAGATATTACCTTAAAGAAATTATACCTTAAATCCAAAAATTAAGCAATGGAGGTATAACATGGATAATTTTAAAACGATTCATTATGGCTTTAAAGTCGTGATACATGATTATGACGATGAATTAACACCGCTTTATAACTTACTAAAGAAGCAATCAACTAACTTAGAAGGATCTAAACTATTTGATGAATTAATTGATATACATGAAAAGCTAGCTAAAAAAATCGAGCAGAGAGAAGGAATAAAGGCATGAAATTATACGAATTGACTCAAGCATATAATCAAGTATTAGAAATGGCGGAGGACTTAGACGCAGAAACGCTACAAGATACTTTAGACAGCATCAGAGAGCCGATAGAAGAAAAGGCGGAAAACATTATAAAAATGGTAAAAAGTATTGATGCTGAGACCGATGGATTAGCTAAAGAAGTAGAGAGGTTAACGAAGCGTAAAAAAGCGCTAGAAGCAAAAGCAAAAAATATGAAAGAGTATTTAGAAAGCGAAATGTTAAAAGTGGATATCCGTAAAATTAAAAGCCCCTTATTTACAATCAGCATTCAAAAGAGCCCTCCTAGCTTGCGTTTAGAGGACGAAGAAAAGTTATTCATGTTTTTAGTCGAACAACCCAAAAAATTGGATAAAAAAGCTATTACAAGCGCTCTGAAAGAGGGCAGAGAAGTACCAGGGGCTGAGTTAGTACAAACTGAATCATTGAGAGTGAGGTAGGAATATGAAAACGAGCGAGTCAATTATTGAGATAAGTAAAGCATTATCTAAATTTCAAGAGCAAGCCGAACAACCTGCTAAATCAGCGGATAATCCATTTTTTAAAAGCAAATATGTACCTTTAGAGAGCGTAATTAGCGCAGTAAAAAAACATGCTCCCAAATTAGGATTATCTTATATCCAAATTCCGTTAACGGAAGAAAATAAAGTGGGTGTAAAAACGATTTTAATGCACGCTAGTGGTGAATTTGTTGAGTTCGACCCGTTTATGTTGCCTCTTGATAAAAACACAGCACAAGGAGCCGGAAGCGCTCTGACATACGCACGCAGATACACACTATCCGCCGCTTTTGGGATTGCAAGTGATGAAGATGACGACGGTAACAGCGCAAGTGGAAATACAAAGCCAAGTAATAAAAATCAAGCTAAACCGCAAACGCAAAACAATAATTTAGCGTCAGATGCACAGAGAAAGGCTATATTTGCAAAGGCTAAAGTTGTCGGAGAACCATTCGGACATGATGCTAAATTTGTTTTAGAGAGCTATAAAGTGACTGATACTAAATCAATGAGTAAAAGTGAAGCTTCAGCACTGATCAAGAGATTAGAAACAGAGATAGAAGCGCAAAAACAAGTTGAGTAGGAGGAAATAAGCTATGTCACTTGGGTGGATTAAACTGCATAGGGATTTAAAAGAAAAGCCAATTTGGAAAAGCTCTACACCCGAGCAAAAAACCATCCTTGTGACTTTGTTAATGATGGCAAATCACAAGGAAAATGAGTGGGAATGGAGAGGGAAACCTTTCAAAGCAAAACCGGGTGAATTCGTCACAAGTATCAAATCAATTACAGAAGAATGCGGAAAAGGTATCTCATCGCAAAATGTCAGAACAGCGTTAAAAAGATTTGAAAATTACGGATTTCTAACAAAGGAATCAACGAAGGTTAGCACCCTTATAAACGTAGTTAATTGGGGAGTTTATCAAGAGTTAGAAAATAAAACTAACACAGTTACTAACAAACAGCTAACAAACGACTCACAAACAGCTAACAAACAGCTAACAACTAACAAGAATGTAAGAACTAAAGAATGTAATAAAGATAACAACAACATTAACAACAGCGATTTAAATTTTAAGGATTTTTGGGAACAAAATGGATTCGGTATGATGCTACCGAATGAGCAAGAAAAACTACTTGCATGGGTAGATGATTTTTCTGGTAATCGAGAAATAGTTTTTAAGGCATTGGAAGTTACTTCCGAACAAGGAGCTAACAAACGTAATTATGCATACGTTAATAAAATTCTTAGAAACTGGGAAGAAAGAGGATTTAAAACGGTTGCTGATGTGAATGCAGCGGAAGAGGAAAGGCGAAAGCAAAATGAACAGAAGTATAACAAGCCCGCTTACGGCAAATACAACAAGAATCAGAAACAAGAAGTCTTGCCGGATTGGTTTGATAAAACAGAGAAGCAGCCAGAGAATAAAAAAACAGAATCAGAATCAAGCGGAGATTTAGAAAAGAAAGTAGCAGAAATTAAAGCGAAGTTAGCTGAGAGGGACGAGGTGCAGACGTGAAAATATACGAACAGCATAAAACAGATAAAGATCACATTGCAACACCTCGTTATGTTGTTGAAGACATCTACAACTTGATAGATATTGATTCTTTTAAAAGTATCTGGTTCCCATTTAACAACTATGATTCAGAATTTAAATTAAGAGCGGATGAACTAAATCTAAAGTATAAAGCAACGCACATTTTCGATGACTTAGGTAATGATTTTTTACTACAGAACCGCCAGCAAATTGCGATTTGATGATTAGTAACCCGCCGTTTTCGAATCAAAATGAAATTATTGAGCGTAGTTTTCGACTAATAAAAGAGAATAAAATCAAGTCATTTGCGTTATTGCTACCGCTCTCAACTCTCGAAACTGAGAAACGAGCAAATATATTCGAACAATATAGCAACAAGTTAGCAATATTGATATTCAAGAAACGTATCAAATTTTTAGGACATACAACATCATTCAATAGAGGCTGTTGCTGGATATGCTATAACATTTCAGCGTTGGAAGATAAGCGAATTCAATGGGTTTAG